GGCATCCACGCCTTAATAGGGCTTTTCGCGCTTAATATAGGGCTTGTTACGGCACTATAGGGCACTTTTGCGCACTATATAGGGCACTTCGCGCACATATATAAAGGCTCTTTTGCGCATATAAAAGCCGGTCATAAGATCCGAAAAGAAGACCAGGTTAAAAGAGCCGGGAAAGTCCAGGCATCCGGGGATCCCGAAAAGCTGAAGGGTCCAGGGCACCGGATCCGAACAAAAACAAGGGGCCGGAGATCCAAGGGGCCGGTACCGGCGGCCGCACTGGTAACTATCGGAAGACCGGAAAAAACCGGATTGCATAGAAGATCGAAACATACAAGAAGATCCGAAAGAAGACCGGAAAAAAAGCGCGCTGCCTTCACTGAAAGTCAATAAAACCATAGTGCAAAACAGCAAACAATATTTCTGTAAAAATCACTCTAAAGAGTGATATTTATCTTGACATATTCACTCTATAGAGTTATCATAGAATCAACAAAAGAAGTTAACCAATACACTTTATATCTATAGAAAAGAGGGTTTCGAAATGAAGGCTAAAGAAGTTATTAAGAAGGTCGGGAAAGTTTTCAAGGCAGCTGATTACAAGAGGATCGCAAAAAAGGCAGTAGAAGAGGACCGTTACCAGGATGCATTTGAAGCGGCTCTTCATTATATCGAATTGGTAGAACGTCCATTGACGTATGAAGAATTAAAGAAAATGGTTGGTATTCACGTAACGCTCAACCATACGGGAAAAATGTCTAATATGATTTCTATCAGTACATATTGCGGTGAGAATCCGTATTGCCTGCAGCATAGCGTGATAGAAGGAAGTATTTGTAAACATTGTTTCGCGTTTGCTCAAACTCAGTATATGACAAGCATGGTAAAGCCCTTAAAACAGAATCTCGAAATTTTGAAAGATGAAATCATTCCAGTTGAGTTATGGCCGGTTCTGAATGTAAGACTTTTCAGATTTGAAAGTTTCGGGGATCTCTGCAGCGCAACGCAAGTTATTAACTACTTCAATCTCTGCAAAAGAAATCCGGAAACGAAATTCGCTCTCTGGACAAAAAACTACCGTTTCGTGAAAGAAGCAATCGAGAGCGGAAACGCAAAACCGGAAAACTTAATAATCATTGTTAGTTCTCTTATGATGAATCAGCAGCTTGCCATAAAGTTTTTCCCGTATGCGGATAAAGTGTTTACCGTATACGAAAGTGTAGAAGAAGCGGAAAAGGCCGGGGTCGTTATCAATTGTGGCAAGCGTCACTGTTTAACGTGCGGCCGCTGCTATAACAAGAACAGTGATACATACGTGAATGAACTTCTTAAGTGAAGAAAATAACCCTGTGAAGGGCTTTAAAAGCCCTTTACAGACACTTTCAGACAGGGAACATAGAAATATATATCCGTAAAGAAAAGAGGGTTAGAAAATGAGAATACGAGTATTTGATATAAAGAGCAACGAAACCATTTTCACGGGATCCGTAAAGAAAACAGACACTTTAGATTGCATTTTACGGAAAGTTGGCAGAGTCGATTTTACGGAAGGAATGGAAAAGTCATACAAGACAAACAAGGGAAAGACTTTCAATTATTTCAATATTGAGGTTGAAGTCCTTTAAAGGAATCCGATCCGTAAACAAATCAGCCCTTGGATTTATTCCAGGGCTTTTTTTATGCCTTGATTTAGTGCCGGAAAAAGTGTAATTTTAGGTCAGAAAATACCCGTAAAAAATAGCGAAAAATAGAGGACTTTTTTAAATGGATTTTGAACAGTATAGAATTAAAATGGATGCAGCTATTGAGGACTTTTTAGCGCGTCAAGGCTACGAAAATACTAAAGAATTAAGTCAAAATATCTTTACGGCCTTGCTATTGCATATAGGAAATACAGTATTTAAAAAACCATATAAAGACGCGCGTGATTTTTTCCACAAATCTATTATAGATTTTACAGACTATGAATTACTATATGATATCTGTAATTATTATATAGACTTATGTTATAGATCCGATAAAGAGATATCTATACAAGGATATTCAAAGATTATATGTATGGAAACATTTACAGTATATAATTGGATTAATGATAATATATATTATAATAATAATACAGATAATGATAGTGAAAGTAAGTATAATATCACTATAGCTAAACAATATAAGGACTTGATAGCCAAAAAGCTATTCGAGGAAAGAGAGACCAGTTTGCAGGGCTTTTTAGACTCAAATAAACGGCCTGTAGTTGGCACTTTAGCGCGGCTTAATCACTTCTACGGGTGGAATTTACCCGGCACTTCAAAAGAGGTAAAGCACGTTGTTACCGCGGATAAAGCAGATGCAATCGCGGAGAGATATAAAGCTATTACAAGTACAGATGACAGTGTATAAATACAATAATCCGTATGTATATATGCATTGATTATACAGTATTTTGCATAAACTATATATATTTACTTTTTAGGGCTGTTTTTCAGCCCTCTTTTTGTGCAGTCTGACGTTTCATCTATGCAACAAACTTTAGTTTAACGAATAGATGAAAGAGCGCTTTTGTCCCGGTCTGTTTTTCCAAGGTCCGTATACTCACACTGTACAGTGTCTGCAGCTTGCTTTTTACGGATCCTTTTTCCCGGTTCCATGTTTCGCCGTTGTAGGGGTTCACAGGATTGAGCCGACCGCGCGGAGGAACCCCTCGAGTAATTTTTTAATAAAAACGCCTATTAGATATTTTATAAATAAACTGGATATATAAATATACTTCATAACACATTATTGATTATTAAAGTGATATATATTTCTATCTGGTATTTTATAAATATCTATAAGGTCATATAGATAGCTTATATATAATCATCACATAGAGAATAATAGTAAATATCCGATACAGAGAAATCATCTGTTCAGGCTATCTTACATACGGATCTGGCACTGATTCCGTACAGTAAAAGTGCTGTTTGGAACCCTGTGACGTTACGTAACGTTACGAATTTTGGGCTGATCCTAGTATATATAAATATTATATATTTCAAAATAATAGATAATATTATATATAGACTTATAAGATATAGGGATATTATATATACGGATTATATTTTATAAGGTCTAAGACTTAATAAGATATATAGTCTAGATAAGATATAAAGACTATATATTATATATAGATATAGAATAAGAATAAGAATAAGAGAGGTGACGTCACCGTGACGTCACTGTAACGTTACCGTAACGTTACGTACTTTTCAGAAAACAAGGGCAGTCAGACTATGACTGTCTTTTTTATTTCTACGGAAATTGGCTCTTGTTTAACTTTCGGAATCTGTTAATATATATCGTCAATAAATGGACGGGGTGCTTTTGCGAATGTTTGAAACTATTGAGTGGCATGATTCTACGGAGATTCCAGAACTGCATACAGAGTACATCATGGGAGTGCCGTTCGAGGTCAGCGATCATCTTCTGGTCATGACTCCTGACGGATTGGATGTATCCCAGTATGTGAGCGTATCGGAAGAATCTGTGAAGGATGACTGGTGGGATAACGTCAGGACTCCGAAAGCAAGGAGTAAGGTCACCAGATGGGCGAAGCTGAGTACGGATCCGACAATGCCAATCACTATGGCATCCAAGGTACTTGTGGAAGCTTACAAGACGGATGAGGACTTCAGGAGCGGATTTGATGCATCGATACAATCTGCGCTGAATGAAAACCGAACTGTAGCAATGACACTCTCAGAGACGGCAAGGCGAATCGCAGAAAGGATATTTGGTATTGGCTGAGATACTTGATTCGGGATTGAGACGAGAATTTGATACTGGAGCAGTCCGGGACATCGTAGAGGGCAAAGGACGATTCGACCTGATGCCGCTTGATGCATTATCGATGGTCCTTGACGGAGACACTGTTATTGCAGCGGTCATGAGATACATCGAGACTGGGCAGCCCGGATACCTGGCATGTGCAGTCAAGTACTTTGCACAGCGGACTGATCGGACAGTACCGAACCTGATGCTTGAAGTCGCAAAGCACTTTGAGGACGGTGCCAAGAAGTACGGCGAGAACAATTGGCAGAAAGGACTGCCGGAGTCCTGCTACATCGATTCGGCGATTCGTCACTACATGAAGTATCTTGACGGATGGGACGATGAACCGCACGACAGAGCGTTCGTCTGGAACCTGATGTGTCTGATCTGGACACACAATCACATTAAGGCCGAGGTGGAGAATGAAGATCAGGGCTAAGTATCACGATGACGGAATCAAACTGTCTCAGGCTCATGCCGGTGAATGGATCGACCTGATGGCTGCGGAAGATGTGGTCATGAAAGCATGGGATTTCAGGCTGATATCTCTCGGAGTGTCGATAGAACTTCCTGACGGATACGAAGCACTGGTAGTTCCGAGGTCAAGCACCTACAAGCGTTATCACATCCTTCAGGCAAATTCGGTCGGAGTCATTGATAATGCGTACTGCGGAGACAGCGACATCTGGAGATTCCCGGCAATTGCTGTGACGGATACGGAGATTCACAAGTACGACAGGATCGCACAGTTCCGTATTCAGCCCGTACAGGGCAAAATTGATTTAGACGAGGTGCAATACCTCTGCAACGCAAATCGTGGCGGATTCGGCTCCACAGGACGTTAGAAGGGCATATAAAGGGCGGCGAGGTTCATTCTCTTGCCGCCTGAGAGGAAAAATACATGCTTTACGAGGAACAATTCACGGATGCCATACGGCAGACGTATGAATTTGCAAGAGACAACAGACTTGAATACGGATCTACTGACAGGTCCTTCCCGGTCGGAGATGACGGCATAATTGATTGCACAGGTCTGGTGCTGAGAGCCTTATATCTTCTCGGACTGGTGAATATGCCGCTGAACTGTGACCAGTTGGACATGCTCCTTCCGTCATTCGGATTCAGGGTAACAGAGGATGGAGACATCAGACGGACACATGCGACAATCAGTCAGTGGTGCTTCCCACAGCATAAGGGAACCGTACATGTGAACCATACATGCTACGATCTTCACCTTCACTCTGACGGGACCGTAGACAGATACGATCTTGGTAATAAGCGCAGATGGCTTGAGGATGTTCAGCCGTATGTAAGGTATCCTGATATGCCGTGGGTGAATCCTGATGGGACACCAAGATATGTGAATCAGCATTATCTGTGGCTCCCGAAGATGTCGGAGAGCATTGAACCTGACGGCGTGATCATTGAGGTGGGCTGATGGCAAATATTACGGCACAGGACGTTATTGAGCAGGCTAGGGCATGGATCGGATACCGAGAGAAGAACCATGCATCTGCGGACCTGATGGATTTCTTCGATGATGCCGGTGACGGGAACTATACGGTCTTCTCAGTCGTTTGCGGATACGGAATAAAGCCTTGGCAGTGGTGTCAGCTGTTCGTTTGTTCGATGTTCGCAATTACCTGTAGTGGAAGTATCGAGGATGCAAAGAAGCTTCTCTGTGATACGGATGATAACGGAGTGCTGACATCCTATACGCCGACAGGAGCGCAGTACTTCAAGAACGCAGGAAGATGGTATACGGAACCGGAACCCGGGGATGTGGTTTACTTCTACGGATATGTCTCTTCCGAGGGACGGTCGAGAATATGCCATACAGGAATTGTCGAGTGGGTAGATTACGGCAGTCAGACCTTCGGGACGATTGAAGGAAATTCGAATTTTGACGGATTCACCACGAACGGCGGTTCCGTAGCAAGACACGAATACAGTTATGCGGAAGTCGGTGGTAGTAATCGTGTAAACGGGTTCGGAAGACCCAACTACGATGCGGCAGCAAATGTTGACGATACGATTTCAATTGAGGTGGACATGAAGAAAGTGATTTTTTATCCCTGTAAGATTGGGGACTCTGGAACGAACGTCCTGCTTGTACAGGAAATCCTGAAAGCCCGTGGACTTTATGACGGTGACCTTGATGGCGATTTCGGAACGATGACAGATGATGCGGTCAGGGAGTATCAGCGGATTCGGATTGCGGCAGGGGCGAATATCGGCGGTGAAGACGGTGAGCCTGATGGTGTAGTCGGTTGGGCAACGTTCAATGACATGACGGCTCTTCCACCGGCATAAGGGGGTGAGCCTGTGACGGTTATCAAAGCAAGACCTGACTGCATAATCGAGTTAGGCTACGAGGGAGAAGACAGCGTATCCGTATTGAGTTTTCCCTACACTGAGGATTGGCTTTCAGACGGAGAAGGACATTTTGATGTCCGAGTCCTGCGTCATGGAGAGACGGAAGCTTATAATGCTGTCAGCGTTACGGATGACAGAGAGAACATGCGTCTGCTTATGACCGTGACGGATGTTGAGTTATCCATCAAAGGATACGGCGAAATGCAGGTCGTGTACTCTGGTACGGATTTTGTGCGGAAGTCTCCTGTATACAGGTATAACGTCTCCCGTGCGATTGATGGAGAGATTGTAAACCCACCAGAGGGAAGTATCATCAATCAGCTTGTGCGTGACCTTGCGGCGATTAAAGAGACTAAAGCCGATAAGACCACAGCAACGGCATCTTCTGACGGCCTTATGTCCGCTCAGGATAAAACAAGGCTCGATGCGATTTATGAGGACTATTCATCCGCACTTACTGCGTTAGGGGGTGGATCATGAGTACACCACTTGCGGACAGGATTAATGCGCTGACTGCATTGGCGAACGAAAAAACAGGAGCGGAAGATACGACACTGACGGAAGCGGTCGGGCGGCTGATAGACGGGTATGGCGGGGATTTCAGCGAATTGGTCAAATCACGTATTGCAGATGCGACATATACAAACAACGATGCCCCATTACGAAAATGGCTCACATATGTTGGGCTTTCCGAACAAGATGTTATTACTGATGGGATGTACATGTTGGAATTTCTAAATAACGGAACCAGCGCAAATCATGTGCGCTTTGCCTTATATTCGCCAAGTGGAACGAGTATTAAATCTGTTTTCATTGGAGCGAAAGGTGCCATTGTAGCCAATGACCTTACTACGTGGGCGAATGTCAACAAAGACACTGTTATCAACGCATATAGAATCAGGACAGCATAAGGAGTAAATAATGGATTTATCACAGAGCAAAGATTTTATTCAATTTGCGAAGGAGCAGATCGTTGAATATTTCAACACGAGAGCCGATTCGACTGACAAGAACGGACATATCACACTTGACGATGTATTCGTGGTGTGGTGCTGCAAGACACTTCAGAACCACAAGGCTTTACTGAGTACGACCGTCTCAGACGGCATGTACTACGAGTGTACATACAACGGCGATAAGCATGAGATGTACCTCGATGCTTACAAGAAGTGGCAGAACAAGTGTATCAAGGTTGGTGATTGAACAGCACGTTAGCTTGGCTTCTTGAAAAATTAACCCTTGTTTAAGATTCCAGATGTGTTACGCTGAAATTAGATTTCGTCAGTACTTTTTACTCATACGAGATCCTCCAGCCATTAGCTGTAGTGCTGATAAGGCGGTTCACGACCGCCGATGGCTTTCCCTCTGGGAGTGGTTGCCCCAGAGGGACTCCCCTTAAAAATATTGCAACACAACACACCTGCTTTCTTTTTCACATTACCTTCCTTTCTGTGACTGCCCGGTAAATCTGGGCAGTCTAACTTTTATCCACGGTATTTACGATTGAGAGAAATAAAGAATCTGTTTGTACGTGAAGGAACTGCTAGACGAATAACTGCATATATCCAACAGCACGGAGCAGATTACTCCAGTTTATCGGATCTTCTGGCAATGTGTCAGAGAGCCGAAAGTGAAGGAGAGATCCGTCATCACAGAGACTTCTGGATAACTACTGCGAACTGGGCTAAGAAGCTGTGCATCAGGAAGCACATCGAGACAGAGGATGATTCATACGGAGAACTGTATGATGACTATCTGCTCTGGGAGACTCCGTATAGCCTTGACTCCTTTATTCTCTACATGGAGAAGGACAGGCCGTATGAGAGAAAGTTCTATGAGCCGAGAAGAAAGACACTGTATCGGGTAGTCAATGAACTTCAGGCACTTGAAGACAGGAAGTATAAGTTTCTCGGAGTATCACTTCCTGCGCGAACTGGGAAGTCTACGGCATGTATGTTCTTTCTGACATGGATAGCCTGTATGAGACCGAACAGCCATAATGCGATGGGTGGACACTCTGGAATCCTTGCCAAGGGATTCTATAACGAGTTCCTGAACTTCATCACTACGGACGAATATACTTTCAAGACAATTTACTCTCGGATGCATCCCGGGAAGAACCAGATGCTCCAGAACAAATCCGCTGAAGAACTTACCGTCAACCTGGGGCGGCCTGATCGGTTTAATACTTTGACATGTAGAGGTATCGATGGTACGTGGACAGGTGCGGTAGATATTTCGCAGGACGGATACCTGTATGTCGATGACTTGATCCGAGACAGAGAACATTCACTCTCACCAATCCGTATGGAGAACACTTTTCAGGAATACCTGAACAAGATGGTTGACCGTAAGAACGATGGTGCAAGAGAGTTGATGGTCGGCACTTTGTGGAACGTAATGGATCCGCTTGAGAGGATGCGTCATCTGTACGGAGATAACCCGGAATACCATTTCCTGAAGATTCCTGCGCTTGATTTTGTGACGGATGAGTCGAACTTCCAGTATGACATTAACGGATTCTCTACGCAGTATTACCGAGAGATGCGAGAGAAACTCGACAGACCCGAATGGATGGCAAAATATCAGCAGGAGCCATTCGTCAGAGAAGGTCTGCTGTTCCCACCAGACGAACTGCGCTTTTTCAACGGAATCCTGCCTGAAGGAGATTCAAAGGTCGTTTCCGCATGTGACGTTGCTTTTGGCGGTGGTGATTCGCTCTCGATGCCGATTGGGAGACAGTTCGGAGACGGAAGTGTGTACATCATCGACTGGATTTTCTCTACGGCTCCGAAAGAATTTACGATTCCGATGGTCGTTGCTGCGATTATCAGGCACGGTATCCGTCAGATCCAGTTCGAAGGGAACAACGGCGGTGACATGTATGCGGACTACGTGGAGAAGGAACTTGCGAATCAGAACTACAAGTGTTCGGTCACAAGTAAGAAAGCACCGAATACGATGGAGAAGACCACGAAGATTGAAGCGTATTCCGGGGACATCAAACGGAAATTCTACTTCCTTCAGCCGAAACGTAAGACTGTGGACAGCGAAGTATTTACGGATGCCTATGAGCGCACTGCCGATTACGAACGTGCCATGAATGAGATGACAACATTTGTCACGATTGGCAAGAATGAGCATGATGATGCTGTTGACGGAATCACTCAGCTTGCAATGGTTGTCGAGGATCCTATAAACGTGCATAAGACGAAAATCACGAGAGGTGGCAGACTGTGATAGATAAGACCGTATTAGTCAATTACTGCGAATTGATAGACGAGATATCCGACATAGAAGCCCGAATCAATAAGCTGTCCGAGGATATCAAGCGGTTAAAGAAACGGATCGAGGACATCGAGAATGGTGACTTTGTTGTCGATAAGGTCAAAGGTGGTGAGGGCGGTTGGCAAGGGTACATCATAGAGGGAGTGCCGGTCCCGGAGTACGAGAAATGCAAGACCGTCCTTCTGACGAAGAAATGCCACATCGAGAACGAGTATGCGCTACTTGCTGACCGCAAACTGGAACTATCCTCTGAGCGAACAGGAGTGCAGAGATTCATCTGCGGAATAAAGAATCCTGCCACAAGACGTATCGTGACGTTCCGATGCATGGACGGGATGAAATGGTCTCAGGTAGCCAAGAGCATGGGCAATGGTTATACGGAAGAGAGCGTAAGACAGGCTTTCGGGCGATTTCTGCGGAAAGAATTTGGCGAAAAATGAAAAGTGTCACGTTTGTCACATAAAAATCTGATACGGTTACAGTGGAATAACAGCAAAGGACGAAACTAGACGAAACTAGACGGAACAAGACAGGCGAAGGCCTGTCTTTTATATTTGCTTATGAAATTCAAATACAAGACGGTGATATGTCCCAAATGCAAGCGGATATTGGGAAGTCTGGAAGTGCATTCCGGGATTAACCATCCGATCCGATGTAGACATTGTGGGATAGCAGGCCGGTACGATCCGAACAAGAAGACGATGGTCTTCAAGGAATGCAAACAGGTCAGACTGGCTAACGGAGTACGTTTCTCATGAACTACGACAGATATCATGCTGACGGCATCGGAAGGACGATCATCTATACCGATGAGCCGGAAATAAACTCAAAAAATATCATAAAGGTCTTGGCTGATTCTTTCGCTATCCACGAACAAAACAGCGAGGTCATCGATTACCTGATCCGCTACGAAGGTGGGAAGCAGACGAATTACCGCAAGAAGACGTACCGCAAGGACATCGATGCGAGATGCGTTGACAACGTAGCGAATGAGATTACGGAATTCAAGCTTGGATTCATCTACGGTCAGCCGATAACTCTTGTGCAGCGCGGTGAGAATGACGGTGGCAAGGAAGAGCCTGAGAGCATTGCAGAACTGAATGAACAGTATGCGATTGCGCTTTACCCGGAAGAGTACCAGAAGCTTGCACGGTTCGTTGAGATCTGCGGAGTCGGATACGAATTTATCGACATCAACAAAGAGTATGTCGAGGGAGATCCGTATATTTCCATCTGTGCGCTCGATCCCAGGTTCTCCTTTGTGGTGCGCTCATCGCGTCTTGGGCACAAGATTATGCTTGGAGTAACTTACAGTATCGACCGTGACGGAAACAAGCATATAGACGCATTTACGGAGCATGAGAGGTTCATTTTTGATTCCAAGAATGCCCAGTACTACGAGGGTGAACGGAGCGGAGAATTCAATCCGCTGGGAGTCATTCCGATAGTCGAGTGGACACGTTCTGCGGACCGTATGGGATGCTTTGAACGTCAGATATCCGAGATGGACAATCTGAATCAGCTTATTTCGGATTTCACAAACGATGTCGGACAGAATACGAACGCTGTCTGGTGGGCGAATAACGTTGAGTTCCCGACCTACAAAGAGACGGATGCTGACGGAAATTCAGTGGAGAAAGTAGAACATCCGAATGACGGAGATTGGCTTGAAACATCCACGACCAGAGACGGTAAGGACCCGAAGATAGCACCTCTTAGCATAGATTATGACTACGAGGGAATGCTGAATAACATCCTTGCCCGGAGAGCATTGATCCTTCAGAAATGTCATGTTCCGCAGAGAGCCGATTCCGAGAACAGTACAGGCATTGCCACATCTGCCGCATCTGGATGGGATGACGCAGAAGTATCTGCCGCACGGCAGCAGTTGATCATGGAATCCTGCAAGATGCGTGAGGTAAGAGTAGTTCTTCAGGCCATCAGGGCATCGAGTGATGTTCCGGTCGGAAGTAAGCTTCGCAAGCTGAAAGCTATGGATGTGATGCCTAGCATCAAGCGTCAGAAGAACTACGAACTTGTCTCCAAGATGAATTTCTTCGCATCAGGAATATCGCACGGTCTGCATCCGAAGCCGCTCATCAAGGAGATGAATGCTTTTGCGGATCCTGAACAGGTTTATCTGGATTCCAAGCCGTATCTGGAGAAGTACATCAAGGCAACGTTCGAGAAGAATGAACGCTCAAATGAGGATGCTTACAACGGCTACGGATGGTACAGGAACAACGTCAACAAGACAGGAGACGGCGGCATAGGTGAACGCGCTCCGAATGCTGACAGAATGTGTCAGGATGAATCGGATCAGGTTTCCAATTCTCCGAACATCAAGGGGTGATGAAGTGTGTCGATTCTAAAATTTGACGAGATAAACCGCCTTGAGATGGAGAGAAGGTCGGAACCAATTGAGGAATATTACAAGCCGATGAACATCTCCGCTCAGAGACGGAAGCGCAGAGAGGAAATGGCAGAAAGGTATTTTGAAGCCATGATGGAATACCTGGCATTCCTCGATGATTTCATCGACTTTGTGACATTCCAGGGAGACATCCTCAAAAATTCCGCACAGAAGGTACTGGAAGACGGAATCATGAAGGTCATCACAGGATACGTCATCATAGATTCTGTGATGTCCGATTACGTGAAACGTGTCTCCAAGGAGATAAACGATTCCACACTACGGAATCTCAGCAATCCGTACTTCCGTTCAGAGGACCGGGCAATGCTCATTGCGGAAGACGAAACGAACGGCATCATCAATCACGATGAGATGCAGGAAGCTGTCAGGAAAGGCAGAAAATACAAGACTTGGCACACGATGCGTGACTGGAAAGTACGGCCTACGCACAGAACTCTTGAAGGAAAACGGATCCCGATTGATGAGTACTTCAATGTGGGCGGCATATACATGATGTGTCCGAGAGACCCTGATGTTGATGCACCAGAAGAGACTTGCGGATGCCGTTGTTGGCTGACCTTCAGCTAAAAAAATCGGACATGATATGTCCGTTTTTATAAATCAGCGTCAGAGAAGACGCTTTACAAATTTCGCGGACGATAACTTACGGAACGTCAGAGAAGACGTTAATCGCATTCAGAAACCGTCAGAGAAGACGTAAATCGCAAGGAGAACCAGTTTATGGAAAACAACAAAGATATCGAGATGACAGAGCAGCAGAACGTGCAGGAAAACACTACGGAAACTCAGGCTTCCAAACCGGAAGGAGAGAACGAGAACCTGACGGCAGAGGAGATGCTTGCACAGGTCACGGCACAGAATCAGGAACTGATGAATGAACTTGCCAAGATGCGTAAGGCATCCGACAAGAATGCATCTGAAGCGGCTGACTGGAAGAAGAAGTACCGGAGTACACTCGATGCTCAGACAAAGGCATCCGAGGAAGCGGCAGAGAAGAAAGCTGCGGAAGAGACCCGTGTTGCATCACTTGAGCGCAAGGTGAAGATCTACGAGGGAACATCCAAGCATCTGAAGATGGGGTGGACTGCGGAACTCGCAGAGAAGGGTGCTACTGCACTTGCTGACGGAGACATGGATACATACATGGAACTCCAGTCTCAGGCTACGGCACAGGCAATCGAAGCTGAGAAAGCAAAATGGCTCAAGTCCCGTCCCGATATCAATGCAGGAACTGGGACAGACACAGATCCCTTCATTGTCGGCTTCAAGAGCGAAATGAAGAAATACTAATTTTTTTGTAATGAGGTGAACAATATGGCTATTGAGTATGCATCTAAGTATTCTCCGGTGGTTGACGAAGCTTTTTCGCTTGGTTCTCTTACAGGCAGCTTCGTATCGGATCAGTATGACTGGATCGGTGTTGAGACTGTCAAGGTCTACAGCATTCCGACAGTTGAGATGAATGACTATTCCCTGACCGGCATGTCTCGTTACGGCACTCCGTCTGAGCTGCAGAACAACGCTCAGGAACTGAAGATCACGAAGGACAGATCCTTCACCTTTACGATCGACCGGAAGTCCTACGATGACGCAATGTTCGTGATGGAAGCAGGCAAGGCACTTGCCCGTCAGGTCAGAGAGGTTGTCATTCCGGAAGTCGATACATATCGAATCAACAAGATCGTTGCTGGTGCGCCGACAGGCAATGTCGTGACTGGTGCTACGACCAATGCGAACGCATATGCGGCATTCCTCGCAGTGCAGGAGATCCTTGATAACGCAAAGGTCCCGGTAGGCGGCAGACGTTGCCTTGTAACTCCAAACTTCCTGAACAAGATCAAGCAGGACGATGCTTTCACCAAGAAGGGTGATATGGCTACACAGATTGCTATCAACGGTCTTGTTGGTGAGATCGATGGTGTCGCAATCGTCAAGGCTCCGACTTCCTACTTCCCGGCGAACGTTGATTTCTTCATCGAGAATCCGGTCGCAGTGGTGGCTCCGATCAAACTCGAGACCTACAAGATCCATACGGATGCTCCAGGCATCAATGGTGCGCTTGTCGAGGGCAGAATCCGTTACGATGCTTTCGTTCTGAACATGAAGAAAAACGCAATCGGCGTACATCGTTCTGCGGCACCGACAAACCCGTAAATGGTGGCTCATTATGATAATCGTTGAGAAAAACGGTATTCGTTATTCGGTGAGGGATGAAAATTCCCTCACCGCTTTTTTAGGGAATGGCTTTGTGGTAGTTGCTCCTGAGAAGGAAGCTGAAGCTACTGTTCCGGTTGAAGAGACTGAGCCGGAAGCTGAAAAGCCTACGAGGAAACGTACTACGAGACGGAAAGGGTGATGGATTATGGCAGACGCGCTCTCAACGCTCAAACAGCAGGTCTTTACGGACCTTGATACACAGCTGAATGGTGAGCCTGGGTACAATGCATCCGTCCTTCAGTCTAAGGTCAACATTGCTTTTAAGGAAGTAATGCAAGCGCGGACAGCGAAGTACGGTGGACAATATCCGTCCTGCTATACGGAAGAGCGTTCTGCACAGGATCTCTCTCAGTATTATTCGCATATCGCTAATCTGGCTCTTTTCGATTACAACACTATCGGAATTGAATTCCAGACTTCGTCTACAGAGAACTCTACAACGAGAACTTATCGAGACAGAGACCGCCTGTTCAACGGCATCGTTCCTCTGACGAGGATAGTGTGAACAAAAAGAGCGGATTGGTGCAGGATGCCATTCTTTACGAATGCATCTTAGGGGTCATGTGCTTTATGTGCATGAAGGGGCTGATAATACAATGGAGAGATAATCTTATGACTCAGAATGCTATGGAGTGGCTTCGGATTGTGATCAGTATAGTATCCGTGGCGTTCGCCGTTTACATGGGCCTGCGCGGAAATCGGCTTGCTGATTCACATGACAGAGAAGACAGAATCCGTTCCGAAACTCGCATGGACGAGAAACTTAATGATGTTTTAGCAACAAGTAGAGACACGAGAGATTCAGTGGCAGAACTTCGGAAAGATATATCGGCTCATAATGACCGACTTATCAAGACTGAGGAATCGCTGAAATCACTGACTCACCGTGTCGATACTGTGGAACAACGACTGAATGGGGGATAAAACCATGAAGAGCGTTTTTACTAAAGAGTGGCTTTATGCTGCAGGAATCCGCAGTCTGAAGACGATTGCCCAGACCGCAGTAGCTACGATTGGAACAAGTGCTGTCATGTCTTCCGTAGATTGGAAGATGGTGGTCTCAGCATCCATCCTTGCCGGGATACTGAGTATGCTTACATCGGTCGCAGGACTTCCTGAAGTCGAGTAAGAGCCAATATGCGCACAGCACTTAAGAATAAGCAGGTCCTTAAATATACTCTGCTTCAGGATGCGAGTGCGACCTATTCTCATACGGATCTGGACGGTTCTACGGCAACGATTGAGATTGACGGCGTTGTATACGATGTCGATACAGGGATTCCTCATAGTGTGTGGGGCGAACCTGTTGAATTCATCGGGAATATTCAGCCTGTCGGTACTGAATCATATGCTCGTGGAAATAAAGCGAAGTTTGAATTCTACGGAATCAATGTCGCAGACTACGATGCATTGCTCCTGATGAACCGTGGAGAGATTCCGCTTAGAGAAGGTTCGTATCTGTGGCACACAGGTACAGTAGGTCGGCTTGAAGATGGAAGCGTAGATGTCAAGACTGCTGATTACATAGTCGGCAGAGCGGCAGAATCTCAGAACATTGCATTGTATCTTCTGAACGGAGTATCCAAGAATGGCGCGATATAAGATATCCTGCGACATCGATCATATTCAGGATATGGTCAATGAACTGGAGAGATATAAACAGTGGCTCCTGAATGATGCCTGTCGTGATATTGCACTGTCTCTCAGCCAATCAGGCGAACGGACAGCCGATTCACACTATAACAAGGCTACAGGAGCCGATAAGTCTCATTCCATCACGCACGATGTCGTATCTGTCGCAAATGGGACTGCTAAAGTGCATATGACAATACATGGCAAGGACGTAATGTTCGTTGAATTCGGAGCCGGTATTCATTACAACGGTCCGGTCGGCGGTACTCCACATGAACCGCTCGGAGAGAATACGATAAGCGTTCCGACAACAATAGGTTCGTATCCATCCAGATATCGTGACAAGAACGGTCATTCGCTTGGACGGTTAGACAAATGGCATTACGGTGGAAAAATCACACACGGAACAAAAGCAACGATGCCTATGCAGAATGCCATTAAGGCAATCAAGCGTAGTGCAAGAACATCTGCAAAGAAAGTGATGGTCTCCCGTGGCAACTAACGAATTATGGTTTACGGAAATCCTTCCGAAGGTATTTACCGTCCTGAAAGTCAGAGGGACGGAACGTCTGAAAACTAAATATCCGACAATCAAGTTCGTGAAGACAGACTCTGTCAATGATGTGCCTGTGTATCCGACAGTCTATCTTTCGGAAGACCAGTACCCTGAGATAGGAAATACGATTGACAACAGATACGTCAATGCTGTTGAGGAAACGATTCAGGCTGACGTAGAAACCAACACGAATGAAAATGATGTACGGATCATCATGAACGAGATTGTGCTTCAAATGAAGAAGATGCGATTCAGTGTATCGACAGTTCCGATATACATGTCTGGCAGAACGAATCACAGGGCGGTTGCCCGATTCATACGGACATTCGGAGCAGACGATACTTTTTTGATGTAACTAACAACATGCTATGAAAGATATGAGGTGAATCCTTATGGCAGCTACAATTTCTGGTCTCTCAACACTGGGTGTTATCCTCGGTTATGCTGTTGAGACTACGGTCGGAACAAAGCCCGAAGCATTTACTGCACTTGACAGAATCAACGGAATCGGCGGTCTTTCTATGGATCCGGAAGCCATCGACAGTTCTGCTCTTACGGATGCTGTTACGAGATACGTAATGGGCCGTGCAGACAGCGGTGGAACCTTCACTGTAACCGTGAACGTAACTTCCGAGACAATCGCTCAGTGGGAGGCGGCATTTACTGCATCTGCGACCGGCAGAGCGGCGAATAAGAGAACATGGTTCGAGATCTATCATCCGTCTATGACGAATGCATTCTTCGTTGCAGGATATCTGCCGACCAAGTTCCCGATCCCGGAGACATCCCAGAATTCTCTCTGGACTGTTGAGATCGGCATTGTCGTGGATGAGCTTATCGGACTTGACGAAGCGGTCGCTCCGGCGTAACGCAATTTAACATCTAATCAACGCTAAAAAGGGGGGTCATGCCCCCCTTTCCTTGTATTTAGGCAAGGTGGAAAGGGAAAAAAATCATGGCAAAAATCATCAAGAAGAAAGTCCCGAACTTTACTATCAACGGGAAAACTTATATTGCTCGTGAACTCGATTTCAATGCAATCGCAGATCTGGAAGATGCCGGTCTTTCTCTCGGAAAGCTTGCACAGCGTCCCATGACAGCGGCAAGAGCCTATCTTTCGCTTTATATGAACAATGACCTTCAGGCGGCAGGAATCGAGATCGAGAAGCACGTAACAAATGGCGGTGACCTGACAGGCATCATGGAAGCATTCTCCTACGGAATCGAAGAATCGCATTTTTTTCGCGCTCTCAGCAAGGGGACAGCGCAGGAAGAGACAGCAGTGGGAACGGATCCGAACGAAAAGGACGGCTAAGTTACGATTCCACACGGGAGTATCTGATTGCTGAATGGTTGCCCGAAGCGTTGGCGATAGGGGTCACGGAAGCCCAGTTCTGGCACATGAATCCGAAGCGTCTTCAGCCGTATATCGATGCAGATGCGATTCGTCAGGAGAAGAAGGATGAGGAGATGTGGAGACAAGGATCATACATCTTTATTGCTGTCCGTGCGGCAGTATCGAACGTGATTCTTGGTCGGAAGTCGAATGACAAATACATCGAGAAACCTTTCTTCCAACAGCATAAAGAACAGAAGGCCGCAGAGATGGATGAACAGGAGAAGGAAGAGAGAGTCAAAGCTTTCTTCATGGCTCTTGAAATCCACAAATTCAATTCCGACATGGAGAAGAAGATTGCGGCAGAAGAAGCTTTATCGCCGTAATAAGGGTAATGGAATATGTCACAGCAAATAGATTCGCTTTATCTTGAAATTACGGGTTCGACTGCCAAAGCTGCTCAGTCAATATCGAATCTGCAGAGTCAGTTGACCCGTATGGATACTGCGCTCAAGAAACTTTCTTCCGCAAGTCAGTATGCACAGGATGTGACTAACCTTGCGAGTAGTTTCGACCGATTGAATGAGTCGGTGAGCGCATCTAATCCTGAAAAAATAAATACATTCGCAAAGTCGTTGCGAACATTAGCAAGTGCGGCGAAGAAACTATCCGAAAGCTTTGCCGCCATGTCAACCGGAATGTCTTCCTCGTCTGGTGTGGATGCAAAAGCATCGTCCATTACCAGTATCATAGAGCCGCTTCGACAGCTGTCTGAAATCATAGGGAAAATGAACGTCCCTATGGAATCTGTTACGGCTCTGGGAAGACTTGTTACACATCTTTCTAAACTGGGAACCATTTCTTCGGAATCCCTCGATAACATCCCGAAGCTTGCGGATGCGCTTGGCACTCTCATTGAGAAGCTGAATGCACTTCCGTCTGCGAACGAGAATATCGCACAGCTTATTTCCAATCTTGCAAAATTAAATGGAGCCGAAGTAAACGTCCGTACTTCCGGGAACGTAGGGAACAGAGATTCCTTCGGAGACTTGGGCGGTTCCGGGTCAGGGATTCTCTCGTTGCTTGGAGACAGCGCAAAAGCGTTCGGTCAGGGCTTCAAGGAAGCTTATAATTCCGGCTTCAAGCTGTCAGGCGTTATTACAGGCAGAGTGATTCCTGCACTTCAGGAATCGAAGCTTACATTCCGTGATGTGACGTTCGCAATCTTCAGACTGCGTTCTGCGATATGGCTTCTTCAGAGAGTGTGGTCTGCGTTCTCACAGCCGATTGAACTTGCTTCAAATCTTACGGAAGTACAGAACGTCATCGACAATGTCTTCGGATCGTATGCTCAGAAAATTGAGGAGATGTCCAAGACTACCATAGAATCCCTCGGCATGTCCGAATTGTCCTTCAAACAGTTCTCGTCTCGATTCCAGGCGATGGGAACTGCGATGGGAATTACGGATGCACAGGTCAATAGTGCTATAGCAAACCTTCAGGCAATGGGTCGTGAATATGGTGTTGCGACTGGTGCTATGGGTGATATGGCTGTCAACCTGACACAGTTGGCGGCAGATATGGCATCCTTCTACGATGTCGCACAGGAAGATGTATTTACGGACCTGACTGCTATATATACAGGTCAGACAAGACCTTTAAGGCAGTATGGTATCGACCTTACTCAGGCTACATTGCAGGAGTGGGCATTAAAGAACGGCATCGATGCGGACATTCAGTCCATGACACAGGCTGAAAAGACGATGCTGAGATATCAGTACGTCATTGCTCAGACCTCTGCGGCACATGGAGACTTCCAGAGAACAATGGGGACATGGCACAATCAGGTGACCATCCTCAAGGAACAGTTCAAGGCTCTTCAGATTGTCGTTGGACAGGGCTTAATCCAGGCTCTGAAGCCGTTTATCAATTCGATGAATGCGGCACTGTCTGGAATCATAAAGTTCGCTACAAACGTCCTTAACGCGCTTGGAAAGATATTCGGATGGGAGTTTGACGGCTCCGTAGGTGCATTATCGGACGATGTCGGAGAGATGGCTGACTCTATGGATGACCTCGGTTCATCTGGTGGTGGAGCGGCTGATGATATCGGAAAAGGTGCCGGTGGAGCGGCTGATAATCTCGGCGAAGCTGCGGATAACGCAAAGGAACTGAAGCGCACACTGCTTGGATTTGACGAAATCAACAAGCTTGCGGAACAGACGGATGCTGATACAGGCTCCGGTGGTTCTGGTGGCGGTGGTTCAGGCGGCTCTGGTGGTTCCGGTGGTGGAGCCGGTGGCGGTGGTGGTGCGCTTGCCGGTGGTGACGCATCACTTGTAGTCCGTAGAACAAAGTCTCTGTTTGAGTCGGAAATCGACACTCTCAGAGAACTTGGTGAGTATATCGGAGATGCTCTGTCGGATGCGATGGAGTCCATCAACTGGGATAAGGTATACGATAAAGCCCGTAAATTCGGGGAAGGTCTTGCTGAATTCCTGAACGGACTGATTTCTCCGAGACTGTTCGCCAATATCGGAAAGACGATAGTCAACGCTCTCAACACGGTACTGGAAGCGCAGTTCGGATTTGCGAGTACATTTGAGTTCAACAATCTGGGTAATTCTATTGCTGCAGGAATCAATGCCGCAATGGATAACTTCAACTGGTCACTTGCTTTCAGAAATGGGAAAGCATGGGCTGAAGGAATCGCATCTGCGATCAACTCTTTAGTGGCTGAACTCGACTGGAGCAAACTCGGCGAAACGTTAGTAAACACGATTGCGCTGAAGCTTAAAGAGATCAAATGGTTCACGAACGAGACCGACTGGAAGGGACTTGGAGAAGGTATCTCTGAATTCCTTAATTCGGCTATCGAGAGTTTCAATCCTGATGATCTCGCAAACGCGATCAACGGAATTGTTGATGCAGTTACGGATCTCCTTGAGACCATCATCGAGAAGACCGACTGGGATAGACTTGTAAGCAAGCTTTTTGAAGCACTCTCCAAGGTGCATTGGGGAAAGATCGCAAAACTGTATCTCAGCGCGAAAGGCGTAGAAGCAGTAGCTACAATCGGACAGATTATCGCAGGAGCATTAAGCGGAAATGTGATCCTCGGCATCCTTGGTGGTGCGCTTAAGGCACTCAAGACGTTCTTTAGTGCGAAATTCTTCCTCATTGCACAGGAAGCCGGGAGCGGATTTATAACCGCTATAAAGGGCAGCCTTGCCGGGATAACTGCTCCTATTGCCGGAATCGTTGCGGCTATTGCACTGATCGTTGCAGGAATCGTAAGTCTTTGGCATAAGAGCGAAGAGTTCCGTGAGAACGTCACGAATTCTTGGAACCGTATCAAAGAGTCACTGGCAGGAATCTGGGATCTCATGATGCAGAAACTCCAGACGGTACTTGCTGGGGCACAGGCTATCTTTGAGACGGTACTTCCTGTCATCCAGACAATCTGGAGTGGGTTCTGCTTGCTCGCAAAGACTGTATGGGATAATTTCTGCAACGGACTTGGCCCAATTGTCACAATCGTGATGGAAGGTATCGCAGACTACTTGGCAACGGTCTTCGGAGTCATGGAAGGTCTGGAACAGGCGTTCACGGCACTGGTATCTGGTGACTGGAGCGGATTCCTTGACGGATTAAGTCAGGTATGGTCTTCCATCTGGGAGAACATCAAACGGTTCGTAGAGACGGTATTCAATGAGATACACAAGGCTCTGTCAGACTTCCTTTCAATTTTCGGAATTGACTGGGATTCGACATGGAGTGCTATATGTGATTTCTTTACGGATACCTGGGAATCCATCAAAAGTGTATTCAGCGGTGCGGTTGAAGCAATAAGCAGAGGTCTTGATGCCATTCAGGAATTCGCATCTGGTGCAGTCGAAGGTATCAGGAGTGTATTCTACGATATCGCAGATGCCATTTCAGGTCCTCTGGGCGGTGCGATTGATACTATCGGATCCGTAATCAGTGGAGTAGCTGAGTTATGGAACGTAGACCTTCCGAGTTTCAGCGTCAGCTATACAAGCATTGGTGTTGCAGGACAGGCATTCGACCTTCCGACAATATCGATGTTTGCCGGTGGTGGTTTCCCGGAGCCGGGTCAGCTGTTCATGGCTCGTGAGCGAGGACCCGAAATGGTCGGTCGCATGGGCGGTCACACAGCAGTTGCGAATAATGACCAGATTGTACAGGGCATTGCATCCGCAGTGGGTCCGGCTGTGTACAACGCAGTCGTTTCTGCTATGTCGAATAGCAACGGTGGAAGTACAACGGTCGTGCTTCAGGGAGATGCCAATAAGTTCTTCAAGGTCATGCGTGAAGAAGGTGTGAAGTACCAGAAGCGCACAGGCAGAGAGGTATTCGGCTGATGAAAGGTGATTTATATGTGAACGGCTCTAAGATGCCACCGTTAAAGGCACTGACAATCACGCACGAGAAGGTGTGGTCAGCGAATACGGGGAGAGCCGCAGACGGTACGATGCTTGGAGACTTGATATGTCTCAAGTACAAGCTTCAGTGTGAATTCGTCCCGATTACGGATGCTGAAGCGATTGCCATAGAGGGGGCGGTATCACCGCCCTTCCTCTCTGTGCAGTTCTGGGATCCTGCAACGAATAGTACACAGACAAAAACGATGTACGCAGGAACTCCCACATATCCTGTGATGTCCTATGTCAACGGCATAAAGACATATAGTGGAGTAACAGTAGACTTTATCGAACAGTAAAGAAAGGACAATACTATGTATTCAAGTTCAAAATCCTCAACACTTTCCGCAAGATCCACAATCAATGACACGGAAGTAATCCGTATGACAGCATCCATTGCCGAGACCGGCGATCCGAACTACATGATCCGTGTAGTCGATGTCCTCACATACGGAGACAATGAGAATGAGTGTAAGAATGATATGGTGACATTCCTGAATGAGTTCCGGTCTGCCATGAAGGATCGTGTGGCTCTGGAACGCGCTCGTAAGGCCGCAGAGGAAGCGGAGACTCCGGCTGAAGGTGAAGGTGGAGAAGGTGGTGAAGGTGAAGGAACCGACACTGAGCCGACCGCGGAAGATACCACAGAAACAGGAGAGGGCTGATCTGAATGAAAATTAAGAATATTGATATGGTTCGGTTCTTCAATGCGTCAGGACAGATTCTGAAGAAGAAAATGCCGAGGAAACTCTTTACGGCAATCGATCTCAATCTTCGGAATCTGGAATCCGCAGCAAAGACATACGATGCGCAGAGAGATGAGATATACGGAGACAGCGAGGAACTTGATGAAGAGGGTTCAAAAGCAATCGATGAACTTCTCAATATCGAAGTAGAAGCAGTGATTCAGACTGTGTCGGAGAGCGATCTGGAAGCTATGGATGCGTCTGGAAGATTCGATGCATTCACAGGTGAGGAATATCGGATTCTCAATTTCATGATTACGGAATGATAAGAAAAGGAGTCTGCCATGCAGTCAGTGTCTACAGCATTTCGGACATTTATATCTCAATATAGCAGGTCGTTCAGAGCCGTCCTGAAGGTGGATGGGACTGCGTTGGATCTCCATGTCCTGAAGTTCACACTGCATGGTGGATCCAATTCTGACAGTAATAATTTCTCCATCGGATCGTGCATGTCGCAGTATGTCGATTTGGATATTGCCGGGGAGAATACGTGGCTCCAGAATCAGACCTTCGATTTGTATCTTACGGCAGAGGTATCCGCAGGAACCACAGAAGAAATCTGCATGGGAAGATTTACTGCGGAAAAGCCTGAAACGGATGAAGGTACTTCTCATGTAACTGCCTATGATAACATGATGCGTCTGGAACGTCCGTTCTCCAACAGCGATACAACGGTTCAGACTACAGTAGGTTCGATACTTAGTGCCATAACCGACAAGACTGGAATATCCTTTGATACATCGGCAATCAGCAGTACGAATGTCTCGATGGTCAGACCGGAAGGGTATACATGCAGAGAGGTACTGTCTTATATTGCTCAGTTGTACGGTGGTTTTGCCGTATGCAAGAGAGATGGCAGTGTCCGTATCGGAAGATATGTCGATGCATCCACGCCGATTCGTCCTGATCGGTACTGGGACAGTTTCAAACATAACGATTTTCCGTATCTCCTGACGAAGATCACATGTTATACAGGGGAAGAGGACGAAGACGGAGCGAAGGTATCCTACACTGCCGGTTCCGGGAATGCAGGAATCTTCATTTCCAATCCGTTCATGACACAGGACAGACTGAATACGATTTGGAAGTCGATTGGTAATTTCCAGTATATGCCCGGGTCCGTAACATTCCTTGGCGATCCTCGGATTGACCCTTGGGATATTATTACGGTCGTTGACCTTAAAAATACTTCCTATAAGGTGCCGTGCATGTCGATAGACTTTGAATATGACGGTGGTCTGACATGTACAGCCGAAGCCAAAGGAGCATCATCCACAGAGGAAGAGGACGGATTCCGAGGCCCCAATGTCCGCATGATGGACAGATATTATTCGGATCTTCTCGTGGTGAATCGTGTCCTTGCGGATAAACTCGATGCAGATGAAGCTGAGATACGATATGCAAGCATAGAGAATCTCGATGCGCTTGCGGCGAATATCACCACCCTCAATGCTCGTGTCGGAAACTTTGAGGAAGTGACCACAGGAAGACTGGAAGCCGTAGAAGCTGAGATTGGCACAATCGAGACGAATTATCTTGAAGCTGCAAGAGCTAGGATATCCGTACTTGAGACAGATTCTGCAACGATCAAATCACTTCTTGCCGGGAATGCGGTATCAGGAGACTTACAGACAATCGTCCTGAATGCGCGAAATGCAAGCATTGATACTGCGTTCTTAAAACAGATAGTATCCACAGCGATTACAGTCAATGACCTTGCCGCAGGAGATATCATTACGGATACCTTCAGAGTAAGGTCGAATGATGGGAGTTTTCTCATCGAAGGTTCCACGCTGTCTATTACGGATGGAGACGGCATCGTAAGATTACAGTTAGGCAAGGATGCGAACGGTGAGTTCAATTTTGCCATCTTGGATGAGACTGGAACGGGAACACTGTACGATTCACACGGTGTCCATGAGGGTGCGCTCGGAGACGGTCTGATCGTCAACAGGATGGTAGCGAACAATGCGAACATCGCAGGTTCGAAACTCGATATTGATTCAGTTGTTACGGAAATCAATGGTTCCAGTAGTTATATCAATACGAACAGAATATGGTTTGATGAAGGAAATCAGTCATTCAATCAGGCCTATACTCAGATTGGAACTCGTATAACTGCAGCAGAATCGACTGCTAACGGGGCATCGTCAGAGGCTCGTGCGGCAACACAGGCGGCACAGAGGGCATTAGACGCAATCGATGGCATTTCTACGTTGGATGCGCTTTCTGCTGTTCTGAGCAACGATGCACACGTTATACATACATATTCAGATGGCACTGGTGGTGATTATTCTGAATGTTATTCTACAATCCATCTGTTTCTGGGCGATACAGATGTCACAAGACAGGCAGATTCTATTACAGCGGTTCCGTCATCTGGAATCACTGGAACATACAATGCCACGAACATGACATACTACGTCACTGGCATGTCCACGGATGATGGATATGTTGATTTCAATGTGCAGTATAGTGGTGCGAATGTTTCGAAGAGGTTCTCCGTAAGCAAATCGCCAGACGGCAAGATCGGGACATCTTATAAAATAAACAGTTCCGTAATGGCGATACTGCGTGATGAGAGCGGCAATACTCCTATTCTCAGCCCATCCTCTGTGACAGTATCTGGAATAAAAATAGAGAATGGCACATCGGGATCTTTCGCAGGACGATGGACAATTCAGGAAACCGATGACTGGTCAACATATGTGACGCTTTACCAGAGTTCAGTTAATGAAGCTTCCGTAACATTCTCACCGTCAGTGACTTCGAAAGGGGTCAGGGTTACACTGGCAAGCGCAACAGGGGAGATATATGATACGCAGAGTATCATTATTCTTACGGATGCCGAAGGTCTTCCCAGTGCCGTGGATTCGTTAGATGCAAGGCTGAGTAATGTAGAAACATTTACGGAGACTACTACAACTAGGATATCCAATATTGAAACCGGAATAGATGGGATTCATGTTGAACTGGGTGAAACAAATTCCTCGCTTACTGCGACAAGGGCAATTGCAGATGCAAATGCAGGAAATATTTCAAGCCTGCAAGCACAAGAAGATATCGTTTGGAATTCCACAAGGTATGATGATGGAACTTCTACAACAGTCTATGCACATCTCTATAATCACGGAGTGGAAATCACGAAGAATTATCCCCCCGATTGGTTTTCATGGAGAGCAAAAACTGAAGATGGCGAGACATTCCTTGGACACGGATATCAGGCTACCGTACAGAACACGATGGCAGGATTTATCGGTTCCGTTATATGGGCATTCCAGACATATGATGATTGCGTCCTTGTCGTAGGTGGACATATTGTGATATTAGGTGGAGCAAGGATTGTACTTGCTCAGAAAGAGAGTTGATAAATGGCAACTACAGAAAAAAATGCGAATTCATTTGATATGACATCGCTGACCGCTGTTAACAGCGGATACAGTCTGATGCTCATCAATAATTCGACAAATGAGGGTCAGCTTATTAGGATGACTGACCTTGCTAATATGATCATTAATGAGGATCAGATTCCAGATGATATCACTGATCGGATCGATTCCCTTGAAAACAGAATCTCCGGTATCACGGGTGGTGTGCCTACAGTAGTATCTAGTACGTCAGAGATGACGGATACAGATAAGATTTACATCCTCTCTACAGACGGCATGTGGTACTACCACAACGGCTCTGCGTGGGTCGCAGGTGGGGAGTATGGCGGGGTCGCGGATGGCTCCGTCACAACTGATAAGCTCGCAAATAAAGCTGTAACAACTGCCAAACTCGATGACGGGTCTGTTACGCGGCAGAAGTTAGCAAGCGGATCGGTGCATACCGGAGAGCTTGCAGATGGGGCAGTCACGAGTGCGAAGCTGGGGGATGTGTCAGTTACAAATGCGAAGATTGCCAATGGAGCAATTACTGCAAATAAATTCGCCAGCGGAGTAATTGACGATACACTATCTCAAAAAGGAGCGGCGGCTGATTCGGGAAAAGTCGGAGAGGAAATCGGCGTTCTGAGCGATGCTTTGAATACGGCGTCGAAAACTCCGGTTTTTAACCGCACCGTGGAGGGTACACAGCGCGCCGTCATCAAAGGATTAGATATCCCAGCAGGGAAATATTATTTAAAGTGCGATAATGTTAGTACGAGTGGAACTGATGCGGATACCTCATTGATTGCATTTTATGATTCAGATGGTAAAAATATATTGTCTTTACTAGTGAATCGCGATGTTCCGATCAATGAACCGGTTGTTCTAACAAAAGATGTTAAACAAATACTTTTTTGCGCAGAAACTAGCAACAATAACTCAGTCGGTGACACGTTCAAATATGAAAATGTTGTAATTGCTGAGCCCGCGGTTGACGATACATTAACAAAATCCGGGGTCCCGGCTGATGCAAAAGTTGTCGGAGATGTGGTTGAGTCGATGTCGGACAGAATGGATACGGCGCTTAGTGGAAATGTCGATTTTAGCGAATACGATGGGTATTACGGTCAGAATGGCGATATTTGGAGAACAAGTGAAACGCAAAAAGAGAAGTACACAAATAAAATCAATGTTGAAGCGCATCATAATATTTGGTTCACTTTGACGTATCCGGAAGAAAAGTCCGCATGGGCCGCTTACTGCACATTTGATGCAGATGGTAATTTTATATCAAGAAATGTTTTTATGCCAGCTAAACCTGCCTCAAGTGTTTCGTGCAAACCAGAAATTACATCCGATACGAAATTTGTGGCTTTCACTTATCGGTCATATGGTGTAGCAACGGTTGTAATAACGGCAGATTATAATTTTGTAAAACTCATAGATGATGTTGTTAATGCGAATGTCAGCAAAATAAGGCTGAATCATAAATTGCCCACTAGAGCGTGCTACGATCATTTGTTTGTCAGTAATGAAGGTACGCGGATAACCATACCGCATGAATCTCTCTATCATGTAAGAGCGTCGAGGTTGTTTGGTTTTAATTGCATTGAGGCAAACGTTCATGCAACATCTGACGGAGTATTTATAGTCAACCATCTCGTTAACAACAAATTCGATCGATTTTTTGTTCATGCGGATGGCGTGACGGACATATCCGGAATAGACGTCTCAACCGTAACTTGGGATTGGATTGTCGAAAATGTAAGATACAAAACGAGTATTCCGCAATATCGGACAAGGCCATGCCGATTAGAAGAGTTTCTTGGCGAGTGCCGACAGCAGGAAATCATACCGTTTATTACGTCGAGTGACGCCGCTGCTGTTGCGCTTGCAAATCAATATATGGGCAAAGGGAATTTCATAGCTTATAACGGCGACCGAGATAAATGCCCAACGGAAGTCATATACAGATGGATGTCAGAGCCAACAAAAGAAGATATTCTCGCCAAATGCGAGCTTTATGGCAAGCCGTTTATATACGGCATGGGCAACGTAAAAAAATTTTCTGATTCCGAATTGGAAGATATTGTAAAAGCTGTACACGAGGCAGGATATTGGATCGGGGTTAGCTATGTCGATGAAAATTGGCATAAATACACAAACCTTGGGTTTGATGTAAATGGCGCGCAGGCTCGAATCAATAGGATTGACAATGGGAATATATGCAATCTTGATTCGTTATTTAATTTCGATGATTTCGTTTATACTAATGCGACAGAAGCCAACGGAACTTTGGTATTTTCCTCCGATGGAACAATTGCACCGAAAATTGGCAACGATGCTTTCAGTATGTGCGCATTTGATGTGGAAATATCGTTTGTCGGGACAATAACTATTCCAGCAATCGGTGAAGGCAGAGGGGCTCATACGTATTCCAGTGATGGTTCGTATCCATTTTTTGTCGCCATACCGGTTATCAACGGAAGCCCTAAAGTTACAATAGCCGTTAATAATGGTACGATAATCAGCGATATAAAATACAAAGCTTCAAAGTTTTAAAATTTTTGAAATCAAAAAATAAAGGAGCATAATTATGGATTTATCAAATTTCTCTTACAGCCACATCTACTGGATTATGCTATAAATTGATTCGTCCTTATGAAACAACGATGGATAAAGAAACTTTTATTATTGCAGAACTATTAGAAGAAACTCTTCTCATATCACGATATTATACGATATGATAAGACTTACTGTAGTCCTACCGGCTATTTAACTCAAAAGCGCAGGAGACTAGGAAATACCTAGCCTTCTGCGTATTTTTTATTGATGGAGCAAAACCTATGTACATAGAACAGGAAGTCAATATCTATCAGCCTGCAGCTATTTCAAAGGAATTTAAAACGCAGGACACAAAAATAGAAGCCATCAATGGCAAGATTGCTGTGCTTATGACAGAAACTGAGATGCAGGAGCTGACGGATTCTTCCGCTACGATGTACAGTCGATTAGCACAGGCAGAATTGGATATCGACAGTCTTGACCTTCAGTTTGCAGATACGGTAACACGCTTCAATGCGATTGACGGAAGATTTGATAGTGTCGATACAAGTCTTGCACAGTACTCCGCATCGATTAACGGACTGTCTGCCGATATCTCCAATGTATCGCAGAATCTGAACAGCAATTACTCCACGACAACTGCGATGAATGCGGCGATCAAAGCTTCCGTAGATGGACTGTCAAGTACGGTGTCCAAGACCTATGCGACTACGACATCCCTTAATCAGACTGCGACTAATCTTACATCCAGTCTTAAGACATATGCAGATGGTGTAGGAACAGACAGTAAGGAATATACGGACTCTGTCCTTCAGGATTACTCCACGACATCCGAAGTCAATGCGGCGATTACTCAGTCTGCGAATGCGATCAATCAGAGCGTTGCTAATACATATGCTACGAATACTGCGCTCAATTCTGCGAAGGAAGACCTTGAAGATTATGCAGATACGGCAATGAATTCTGCCGTAAACACTGCTGTTGATAATGCCGTAAGTCAGGCACGAACGATCGCCAATGCGGCTCTGAACGATGCTAAAGAGTATACGGATGACAGCCTTACACTGTATGCTACAACAGAACAGTTGACATCAAAGCTTGCTCAGACTACATCCGATATCACAGCTTCCGTCTCTGCCACATATGCCACAAAGACTCAGTTTGATGCGCTTGCGATCGGAGCAACGAACCTTCTCCGTAATACAAGGACTCTTAAGGATGCCTACAAGTCTTCCGCATCATATTGTTCCGTAGAAGAAAATGCTGATGGGTTCTCGGTTTTCAAGAGAAATGCCTACAGTTCCAATCTGACAGTCTATGTTCAGCCTGCACCGTATCTGAATTTCTATGACAATGCCAAGGATAAGACTCTGACTTTATCCTTCATGGTACGTTCCGATTCTGCGGAAGATATCAATAAAGACAGCGTTGCAGGAATACGGATTGGTTTTGTCCTCGCTAATAAGAACGAGTCCTCTTATTCTTATTCCATACAAACGAAAAATTTCAATACATACCAGATAAGTACGGAATGGAAGAAGTTCTCTTATACGTTCGAATGGTCAGGCTCTTTGTCAGAACCTGCTTGGTCAGGCTTTGTCATATCGGATGAAACACTCTTCGGAATACGGTTTTTCGCATACGGAAAGTATTCGATGGAATACAAGATGTTCAAACTTGAAGAGGGTGAGAAAGCAACAGCATGGTCTCCGTCTCCTCTGGATGCCGAAGCGGATATCTTAGCGATTGATACAAGACTGACGAATGCCGAATTGAAGATTACGGATTCAGCAATTACGAGTACCGTAACGAGTTCCAATGCCTGGATCGGACTTTCTGATAAAGTAGATTCCGCACAAACATCGATAACGAATCTGGATACCCGGCTTGATCAGGCTGAATCTTCCATTACTCAGAATGCGAACGAGATCTCTACGAGGGTCACAAACCTTACGAATACGGTCAATGCAAATAAGACAAGTGCGGATAATTCCATAAGCAGCTTGAACACAAGAATGACGAGTGCCGAATCCGCAATCACTCAGAACGCAACAGAGATATCCACACGAGTTTCTACATTATCTAATACCGTCAATGCGAATAGTTCTTCCATCAACGGTCTGAAAACAAGAATGGACTCTGCGGAATCTTCTATTACACAGAATGCTACGCAGATTTCTACACGAGTTGCCAAGAACGGAGTCATTTCCGCAATTAACCAGTCTTCCGAGAGCATCACAATCAATGCATCGAAACTTAACCTGACAGGATATATCACAGCTACGAATCTTAAGACCGCAGGACAGACTGTGATTAACGGATCCAATATCACGACAGGTAAGATTCAGGACGCGAACGCTAATACGGTATTCGACTTGTCCAGTGGTTTACTTACGGTCAAGAAAGGCTCAATTACGCTTGGCTCAAACGAAGAATTTAAGGTCACATCAGCCGGGAAGATGACTGCCGTATCGGCCACACTTAAGAATTCGACAATTACTGGTCACTTTACTGCCGTAGATGAAGATTGGCAAGGCACAGATGAAACTACAATAATTGGCAGTACCTTGATGGGATATAGGAATAATAAGTTTAATTCTGAAATCCGGTTAACTTACAGGGCTAATATTGTATTGAATAATGTCGCAAGCAATCGTTATTGCATGTATTTATACACAAGAGAAGCCGAAGGAATTGTATTTGGGCACTATTATGGCTCTACACACATGCAGATATGTTCAGGAGAAATAACGTGTTTCAAACAGCTTCGGGCGAAAGGTGGTTTTGTAAATGATTCGGATATTCGTCTTAAAGAGAATTTGACGGATGCCTATACTCCGGAAAATCTCTTAGATAGCATTCCAGTCCGTAGCTACGATTGGAAAGATGGCCGTGGGCATGTATCAGCAGGCTTTATTGCACAGGAAGTTCAGGAAGTATTGCCTGAACTTGTTAAAAAAGGAAACGATGGCATTCTGGGGATTGATACAATTGGAATGATTCCTCATATGTGGAGAATCATGCAAGGCATGAACACAAGAATCAACTCCCTTGAAATGAAGACGAAAGAACAGTCATGAATAAAACAGTAATCGCTAAAATTATTTCAGCAGTTGAATCAGGTGGCCAGATATACGGACACGGCAGATGGGATGATGTAACGATGCCGTACACAAATTCCGATATTGAACATACGGTCACATTGGGAGCATATCAATTCGGCGGTGGCTCCAATGAAGGCCGTGATTTGCTTCGTCTGATACTGAAAAGGCATCCTTCAATATTCCGCATGTATGACAACTCCGGGATTGAACAGACCTTACAGATTGACTGGTACGGCATCCATTTCTGCCCGAACGATAATCAGATATCCGATATCCGTAAAATCATATCCTCTGAGGAAGGAATCGAATGTCAGAATGAATATTTTGCAGATGTGAGACTTACCCTTTATGAACATCATGCTTTTGAGTACGGAATTCCGTCAGATGATATTCATGCACTTGCTATGTGGGCTGAGATTGAGCATCTTGGTGGGCTGAATCCGACAAAGAGAATATTCAACAGATGCAATGGAGATTATTCTTTAGAAAGCATCATGGAAGCACTCAGACAGGATCAGGACAATCCCAGGTATTCCAATAATGGAGTGGGAAGTCAGAAATACTGGTCACGACATGAAGCTTGTGTCCGTATGATAAAGGAACATCTGATTCAGGACGAATCTATCATAATTATCATAGAATGAACCTACCGCGTAGGTTTTTAGTAGGTTTTTCAGGGTCATATAAGGACATATAAGGTCACTTATAAGCCCATAAAGGTGCCGATAGGGATACATAAGGTCGTATAAGGACAGTTATGTAATTCCCCTACCGGCTACTGTACTTTTTGCGCCTTAAGTGAGGTTTTAAGCCAATCTTAAGGCTTTTTTTATGCCCGAAAAAGGGCAAAAGTAGGTCAAAAGTAGGTTTTGGTTTCAGCTGAAGATTTTGATCTTGTCCATCCGCTCATCCACGACCTTCTTTGTCTTGTCGGTTTTATGAAAATAAATCCTCTTTGTGATTACGGAAGAAGAGTGTCCGAGACGTTCTGCGATATCGTCAAGCGTGATAGGGATACCAGAAAGGACTGATTCTTCTACGGTCAGGGAGACGTAAGTATGACGGAGCATATGAGGAGTTACTCTTCGATGCAGGATGCGCTCTCCGTTCTCGGAAATGAATTTCTCCACGGTCCG